GGCCTATCTGCAAAAATAGACGGCGCAGTTATAAGCATTTGTTCATCGGTCAAATGGATAGTATTGGTCGAGGTTTCTTCTCTAAAAAAGTTCATGTTAATTACTCCTTAACAGTAATTGATTAATATAATGTAATAAAATAGTCGTAGTTTGAATCGAGTTGTTTAATTTTGTATGTGGCCTCAGATCGATTACTGGCAGTCCATATATTAATACTGCCAAATAGACCAGATTTGGTTAAATACAGAAATTGATCTGATAATTTCACATCAACATCAATTACTGGTGGTAGTTTGATAATTGCGTACATAGCTAAAGTTTTAATTCGTTCATTTTGTAATCTCCTAATTTCATGATTAAACTATAGCGAAACATTTAATAAATGTCTATAAAATATCTAATAAATATTAATTATTTAATTATCAATAGCAATAACAGCAACTTAGTTATGCTAATTAACGATTAAACGTTCATGATTTATAATCTATATAGAGAGCAGAACAAATGGGATTAGCCAGTCAGGGCAGTAAATACAGCGACGAGGATAGAAGGCGAGCCATGGGTGCGTTTCTCGTTTTCGGCAACTACACGAGAACAGCCGCGCATGTGGGCATATCCCACCGTACAATCGGCGACTGGGCGAAGACTGAGTGGTGGATGACCGAAATAGCAAAAGTTCGATTGGAAAAAGCCGACGAACTCGATCAACAACTCTCTAACTCCATTAGCAAGGCACGGAAGAGCGTTGACGATAGACTTGATACCGGAGACGCCTATATAAAGAAAGACGGCGAGATAGGCTATAAGCCAGTCTCATGCAGGGACAGTGCCACCGTATTTGGAATAATGTACGACAAGCTGGCATTAATGCGAAATATGCCAACTAAAATCACCGTCAACCTGAATTTGGACGCATTACAGGACAAATTCGAGGCGCTTGCCATGCGTAAGGGCATTACAATCGAAGGCAAAGCTGAGTCCGATGGTTGATAGCCATAGGCTATGGCATACAAATCAATAGGTTAGCTGTATTTGTGTTGTATCTGTGTTGTTGTGGGTTAAGCTCTGTTTAACACAGCGCGCATACGTTATAGTTATCAAACACTTAGCATATACCACAATATTGATGGGGGTAGGGGGCAAAAACCCGAGCATGGTTGAACGACAATGCCCCCGACCCACTACTCGCACAAAATTAAAGGAAAACATATCCTTAATATAAGTAGGGGTATACTTGAATATGGCTACATATAACCACATATGCCGGATAGTCTCCAGAATCACGGGAAAACACTTTTATGTTGAGAGCTTTTTGCGTTAACGCACTACTAATATGCCTAGGTGTAGCCATTCTCGCGTTTTCTATCTGGCTGGACTACTATTTACCCGAGCCAATTGAGCTAATTATTGATTCTTGGTACGATTAATGGGAGCCTTTTGTCAGATAACTACCTCTACAGTTGTTTTTCTGAGAAAACCTTAAGGCTCCCACCATTTTAAGTTGTTGATTCCTATAGCGGGGTCATCGATTTTACGGGGTTATGACTTTTGAATGATCTTGATAGTATTTTAACATTCGGTTTCATTATTGTGGTTTTTGTGTGGTGGTGGTGGTGTAATTAAAGCCATTCTCGATTTATTTTTCCTTACTCTCTATTGCTTCAATTGCATCTTCGATTTTTCGATAGAACTGAACTTGGCAGGTGGTATCGAGTAGCTTACTGCCAAGGTAAAATGAGAGTGCCCGTGTAATAATTTTATTAGTGGAAATACCCTCTTTACGAGCACTAGCTTCTATTTTTTTAAAGAGTGACTTATTGATCGCTATGATGTGGTTTTGTTTCATTTTTATTCGCTTTGTGTTTTTTTATCATCGGCTTCTCTTGATTGCGGCTTTTGCGGCCTTCATGAACATCGGTTGTAGGTGTACTTTTAGATCAGGATTTCTTTTTACTAACTTGTAAACTTTACGACAATCAAGTTCTCTGCATACAATGGGACGCTTATCATAAATACTGCACCCCCTATCTAAATAAATGCAATCACCATTTTTTTTATGTTGCAGAATAACCTTGTTGCCTGCAAGTTGCGTTTTATAAAGCCGAAGATCGTCCCCCGGTTTAAGGAAAATAAGATCGCCCTGACAGCAAACGGTGCAGGAGCCGCAGTTAAGTTTTTTCAACTCTATCCTCCGTTGCGTTTATGATAGGCATCCACCACCATGTATTTTTTGTAAATTTTTAGAATGGCTTTGTCGTCTTCTTCAGTCAGGAATTTTTCATGGAGCATGGCCGTAGACAGGATTTGATCGATCAGTTCACCAATACTAATACCGCGTTTTCTGGCTGAAAATTCTAAATCTTTAAATAGATAAGCTTTCATTATATATTCCTATTTCTTCGCTTTGTGTTTTTTTATTATATTTAAAACTATTAGAACATCAGCCGCCTCTAAATCATAAAGAGCTAGCCCAACTTGTAAAATGTTATTAAGTATTCGCTGATCTGAAACGTTGACTTTTAAAGCGATAGCTTGTATTGCGTTTTTATATATCTCATGTATGACCATTAGTATACTTTTTTGATTTTTTTATACTTTTTTGATTTTTTTATAGTTCCGGGTTGCATCGGTAGCCGTTCATTATTAAATCATAAGCGATGACTGCCTCTTTCGGATCAAGGAAAGGCAGCGATAAATAGCCGCGCAACAAACCATACTTAGGTTTTTTAAAGTCGCCATTTCTTCTAACTTGGCTTTAACGTCAGGTTTAATTTTCACTTAATAAACTATTAACCTGTGATTGACTCTCGCGATTTAAAGTTAAATACCCCGCGTAAATACCAATTATTTTTTCGAATATTTCTTTTCGGCTTTTAGTGCTTTGAACCATAATTAAGGTGACTTTTTGTTTTTCGGTTAAGTTGGTTTCGATTGTAATGGATTTACTTGCTGGTTGTAGTTCGTTAATGGCTATTAGTTTTTCCCGATTTTCTGGCGTCACCCCTATAACATTAAGGAACATCTTAAGAGCCTCGATAAAGGTAGCCTTATCAGATAAGCCATTAGTAGACGATAAGATTTTAAAATAGCGTAGTTCAAGTTCATTAATTTTCATTTAGTTTATCTTCCTTCGATAATATTTTGAAATAAATTAATCTTAGCTTATAAAGTTTCTGGTACTCGAATTAGCCCTCGTGGAAACCATTTCATATCAGGCTTGTGGTTAAAGTATTCCATACAGAATTTTTTGCCAAAGTAATAAAAAGCCAGTTTACGTCCTTGTTCCGGGTCGGTGGAATTAATGACAGCAACGCAATTGTAGTTAAAGTAGACGCCTTTGATTATGTGGTTGTGTCCAGATCCAAATGTAACATAGGTTGTCATTTTAACGCCTTATCCGCCATAGCTTCAAAAATCTTTAGCTGTTCAGGATTGAAAGCCATAACAGCCAACCCTAACGTAACAGTAGTGGATAGCACCCATTGTGGACTTTTATCTAACGCTCTCGCTGCACCAGTTATCTTTATTTCAAGTAGTGGGCTAATTTCCATTGGCTTTCTCGTTATGAAGGTTGATCGCTTTTGATATTAACAATGAGAAAGTTAATTTATCCTCTATTGATAAATGTTGTGAGCACAACATTGCAATAATCGCGTCCTCACAAAATTTATTAGTGCTAACGCCGTAGAGTCTTGAGATTTTTAATACCTCTTCTTCAATTACTGGGTTTATATCCATTATTTTATATCCGTTGATTAAAATTGTTAGTTTTTAATTAGTTTGATTTAATGATTTCCGCCGATCCTTTGCCATTTGTTTATTATTATCCTCGAACATTTTTAAGATTCGATTTTGATAGTGGGTAGGTAAACGATGTATAAGAATAAAATGCTCAATGGCTGCATTGATCAGTTCATCAATTTCAACGCCAGATTCTTTTGATATATTAAGGAGTTCAGCTATTCTCGATAGTTCTAAATTAATTTCCATTTCGTTTCTTAATATCCTCTGACGCCATTTCCATTAATTTGACTTGGAGATCCAAGTCGAGCATATAAAAACCTAGAGATAAGTAAATCATATGATTAAAAAGTTCATCCATCGTGAATTCTTTAGCTTTCGCTAAAATTTCTAAAGATTTTAGTGCGTCCTTATTAATGGCGAGTTTAATAATTTCATTCATTCATCACCAACCACCTTAGAATACATTCGTTTTAGATGGGCTTGATCGTCCTTGTCCAAATACGGGACTGATGCGATGGTGGTCATGTATAATAGATCCCTCAAGATATTTTTATCGATGGGGGTTTTTCCACTATCAACATAATCCATGATGATTAATTTAGCACAAGTAAATACGCAGTTTGTCATTAGATAACCTTTTTTATGTTCGCGAAAGCTTAACACTTAAACTATGCAAATTGAAAGACGGGTAGTAGAAGTTTATTTATTTATCTCGTTTATTATTTTTTTAACAGTTAATTTAATCCATACTCGAATCGAGGTTGAATACTGCAAAGTTGTTGGTATCTCTATTCCTTTTGATCGGGTTTTTTGGTCGCAAGCATCATGCCGATAGCATCTTGTTTAATAGTATTAAACGTAGCGCCATCAAGTAGTACGCTTGCCGCGAGCACGAAAGAGTCACCATAGCCTTTTTTTTGCTCATTTATTATTTTATTGTTAAGTCTTGCTTGTCTATTTATTTCGCCGAGTTTGGTTTGTGTATTTATTCTAACAACCAACAAGCTATTCAATTCATCTTTATATTTTTTCGCTCTATCGTTATCGATAGCACCGTGGAGCGGTTTTAATCTGTCTTTTATAATGCGCCGCTGCTTATCAATAATCAGCGTGAATTCATTTAATTCACGACTGGTGTTAAGTGAGGCTAACCTATGTTCAAAATAATCTTTCATGTTAGCTATAGGTTAACATGCCATTAACTGCACAAGCAATCGAAGGTTTTACAAAATCCGTTTTAGGGGCTAGGTACGATGATCCAAAACCAATCCCCGGCCATCACCGGGATATGTGGGAGTTGTGCGTGTGCGACCATCCGCAAGTGGCTATTGCAGCACCACGAGGAAGCGCAAAGTCAACGGCAATTACTTTCGCTTACGTCCTTGCATCGGTTTTATTCAAAGAGCATCAACATGTTCTTATCATTTCTGCTAATGAGGAACTCGCGTCGGGTTTCCTTAATGACATCAAGATTGAGTTACAAGAGAATGAAATTATTGCTGAACTCTTTGGGTTTAAGCGATTTATTAAAGAGCGCGAGACTGAAATTATCGTCGAACTCGTCGGGGGTTATCGATTTCGTATTCTTGTTAAAGGAGCCGAGCAGCGAATGCGCGGCATTAAATGGGAGCGCAAAAGACCCTCCTTAATTATCCCTGATGATTTAGAAGACGAGGAATTAGTTGCAAACGAACAGAGACGGGAAAAATTTCGACGCTGGTTTTTTGGTGCAGTTTTGCCTATCGGCAGGGACGGGGCAAAAATTAGGATGGTTGGCACTATCATGCACATGGATTCGCTTTTAAATCGGTTTATGCCCCCGGCAAAGTCAGGCTATACAATCAATACCCCGCTTCGTGTTTACACCGAACAAGATCCAGAAAAATTAAAAGAATTAGAACCTAACTACGATGGGGATACCCCTAATCGTTCATGGATCAGTGTTTTATTTCGCGCCCACAGCTTAGATTTTGAACATTTGCTCTGGCCAGAGATGTTTCCAGAAAAAAGATTAAAAGCCATTCGTCAGAATTTTGCTGAGCAGGGGATGTTGGATGTTTACTCTCAAGAGTATTTAAATAATCCAATTGATCCCGGTAATGCGTATTTTAGAAAGTCAGACTTTCTGCCAATGGTACAAGGCGACCATGAAATTCATAAAACCTATTATGCGGCGGCTGATCTTGCCATTACACAAAATAAACGATCCGCTTATTCTGCTATGCCTGTGGGCGGGATGGATTGTGATCGTAAGTTATATATTACAGACATGCGCCGGGGTCGAATAGACTCTCTTGAAATTGCCGATGAGATTTTTTCTATCCATGCACGATGGGATATCGCCGTTTTTAGAATGGAGTCTGAGAATATTCAAAAATCAATCGGTCCTTTCTTATATGACAGAATGAACCGTACTGGCACATACTTAAATATTGATGCCAAACCTCCAACAAAAGATAAAGAATCACGCGCCCAAACACTTCGCGCAATGATGAGAGCCGGGCAAGTAAAGTTTGATAAGGAAGCCGACTGGTATCCAGACTTAGAAGAAGAACTGATCCACTTTCCAAAATGGACAACAAGTGATCAGGTGGATGCTTTGGCTTGGCTCGCCCTGCTGGTTCACGAGATGATCGAAGCACCAACTAATCAAGAATTTGAAAATGAGGAATGGGATTTGGAACATAATTATTATGACGATGGGCTTAACATTGTGGGCGGTTACTGATGGGCTTTCAATGGCTGGAAAAAGTTGTTGAGCTGGATAATATCGCACCACTATTATCAAGAGAGCGTCTTGATGGTATTGCATCGACCGTTATAGAAGGACACGCGCAGGATAAACAATCGCGTACAGAGTGGGAATCACGACAAGGCGAGTACATGAAATTGGCCTTGCAAGTGATGGAAACTAAAAACACGCCTTGGCCAAATTGCTATTCTCTGGATACAGACGTTTTGACTTCTACAGGATGGCAACCAATAGGGGATGTTAATAAGGGCGATCTGGTTTATTCGCGGAACAAAAATGGTCTTGCTGGCTACTATACGGTAACTGATACGTTTTACGGCAAGGCCGACAAAATGGTTTATTTTAAAGGAAAAAGTATTGATTTATTGGTGACTCTTAACCATAAGATGTTACTTGAAAACAAGAATGGTGAGCAGAGCTTTAGGACTGCCGCTGAATGTTTGTGGACAAAAGACGTTGGCTATATTCCTTTAACATCACACTGGCTCGGAAGAAAAAGATTCACGATTTACGATATCCCTGCAAAAGCCTACGTTCGATTCTTAGGCTGGTATATTTCTGAGGGATGGGCTTATAAGCCAAAAAATAAAAACAAACAAACAACAGGATCGTTTGGAATAGTTCAAAGCTTATCGGCTAATCCAGATAATTATAAAACAATTCAAAAAGATATCGAGGCTTGCGGCTTTACTTACAGTAAGCATGATCGTGGTTTTATTATTCATGCTCGGTCAATGAGTGACGCTGTAAAACAAGAGTTACGTTCTCTTGGTATTAATTTTCAAAAGTTTATACCGGATTACATCCTTCAATTACCTAGGGATTTATTAAATGAATTATTAGACACCTTGATCCTTGGTGATGGCTGCTCAAGAGAAAGAGAAGGCAAACAAGAGTCCTCAAGTTATTACACAACATCAAAAAGACTCGCTGATAATGTTCAAGAATTAATCCAGAAAATTGGTCTGCGCGGGACAGTTTCGTTAAGGATGGCATGTGCAGGTGGTGTAATAAATGGGCGAAGTATTCAAGGATCCCTTACTGGTTACTCTATTCAAATAAATAATAAAACAAGAATTCAAACTCAAAAGTTAGACAGAGAAATTGTACTTTTTGATGGGCATGTTGCTTGTGTCGAAACGACTCTCCATACTTTATACGTTAGGCGAAATGGGAAGGCGGTATGGTGTGGCAATAGCGCAAATGTAAAATATCCATTACTCACAACCGCAACGATGCAGTTTGGCGCAAGAGCCTATCCTGGTATTATCGGTAGTGCGAATGTTGCTAAAGGTAAAGTAACCGGGTTTGATCCCGATGGCGAGAAAGCAAAAAGCGCACAACGTATCGGCCTCCATATGTCCTATCAGTTACTCGATGAGATGGACGAATGGGAAGATGATATGGATCAATTGTGCTTATCTTTACCTATTGTTGGCTGCATGTTTAAAAAAACCTATTTCTCTCCAGCAAAAAATAGGAATGTATCAGAATTAGTTTTCCCTCAATATTTAGTTGTTAATTATTGGACGCGCAGGCTATCAAGCGCGCCAAGGCTAACCCATGAGATCCATTTACAAGACAATGATGTTGTTGAACGGATTAATTCAGGTCTGTTTACCGATCAAGATTATGCTAAGGAATATCCAGAAGAACTCATTATCACCAATGAGATCCACGGCATCCATTCACCACAAGGAAATGAGACTTCACCGAATTTATTTTTAGAGCAGCACCTTTGGTTAGACTTAGACGATGATGGATATAAAGAACCCTACATTGTCACCGTCGGCGGTGGTAGTGTTGCCCGGATTGTTGCGGGTTTTGATTTAGATAAAGTAAAAGTAAAAGGTAGTAAAATTGTTTCGATTGCGCGCACTGAATACTTTACCAAGTACGGTTTTGTACCGAATCCTGATGGTTCTTTTTATGACATTGGTTTTGGTCTACTGCTTGGTCCTATCAACCATACTATTAATACGACGTTAAACCAGTTGCTTGATGCGGGAACTTTAAGTAATCGTTCGGCAGGTTTCTTAGGTCGGGGCGCAAGGCTTAAGGGTGGGGAGCATTCTTTTAATCCGTTTGAGTGGAAACAAGTTTTATCGACGGGTGATGATTTACGAAAGTCAATAGTGCCCTTACCCGTTAGAGAACCATCGGGCGTTTTGTTTAATTTGCTTGGGCTGATGATTGAGTCGGGCAAGGAATTGTCAAATACCGTCCCTATGTTATTAGGTCAAAACCCCGGCCAGAATCAACCAGCAACAACCTCTATGGCAGTGATTGATCAAGGGCTTAAAGTTTACTCGTCTATTTTGAAAAGACTTCACCGGGCGTTAAAATCAGAACTTAAAAAATTAAAACGCCTTAATGGTATTTATTTACCCGATAAAAGTTATTTTCAAATTTTAGATCCACAGCTAAGTGAAGGGCAAGATCCATCACAGATTTTTCGACGTGATTATCAAGACGATGTAACCGCCGTTATTCCCTACTCTGATCCCGCTATTGTCTCGGAGGTACAAAGGATGATCAAAGCACAGCAGCTATCAGAGATGATACAGCAAGGTTTAATACCAAATCGAGCTGCGGCTGCAAAAATTGTACTGGAAGCTATGGATTTACCCAATATTGATGAGCTTCTAACCCCTCCAGAACCCCAGCCCGATCCCGAGCAAGAATTAAAACGAGCGCAAGCCGACCATCAAGCAAAAATTGATTTTGCTCGATTGGAATTAGAACATGATCGCCTTGCACTAGATAAAAAGCGGGTAGGGATTCAAGAAATAAAAGACGAGACTGTAGGCATGTTGAATTTAGCAAAAGCCGAAGCGCAGGAAATTGGCACTCAGAGAGATGAGTATAAGGCCGATATTGAATCGATGGAACGCGAGAGAGATCGCGAACTTGAAAGAGATAAAATGAAGGCCGCTAATAATGGAGGAAATTGATTTTAAGGACTGGTTAGAAAGTAATGTGACGGTTTATTTTTTAAAATATTTGCAAGATTCAGCAAAAGAAGAATCGAAACTAGTTGCTCAGACGATTGTTAATGGTGATGTTGTTCCATTAGATGATCAGCTTAGAATATCCACCATTGCTATTACTTTAAATCAAATTAGCGAGATCACTTTTGCAGAAATAGAGGATTTCTATGAAAGGTAAGGTTTCTATGAAAGGTAAGTATATTTTAGATGCCGCTTAAGTGCGGTTTTTTTACGTCCGAAAAAGGGGATATATATGTTAGAAGCGTTAGGCAACCGGGTCATTATAAAACCCGATCCAATAGAGAAAGTAACGTCAGGCGGTATTGTTATTGCTCAAACAGAAAATTACATGCGCGAGGAAAGAGCTGCAACGTCTACCGGGGTGGTCGTTGGTTTTGGCGAGGCGGCTTGGCTTGATCCTGCTATGGGTGGTGAGCCGTGGGTAGATGTTGGCGACCGAGTGGTCTTTGCGCGTTACGCTGGAAAATTTGTCACCGATCCTGATGATGACGAGGAATATGTCGTTATTAATGATGATGCTATTCAGGCTCGCGTTTTTATCGAGACAAAAAAGGCGGTGAGCAATGGATGATACAGCAGAACAAATAGAAGAAGCAAAAAACCAAGGTTGGAAAGAGGACTTTGAGGGCGATAATAAAAAATCAGCAGCGGAATTTATCCATGACGGCCGATTCTTTAAACAAATTGACGAATTAAAAACGAAAAATAAAAAGCTATCGCAATCGTTTGATAGGCTAACCAGCCATTACGAAAAAGTTAGGCACTCTGATCAACGAAAAGCGCAGGCCGATTACGAGAGTAAGATTGAGCAATTGAAATCTGAGAAAGTCGTTGCTCTTGATGAGGGCGATAATCGTCGAGTGGTTGAAATTGACGACGCAATACGCACTGCTGAAAAACCAATTGTAGAGGAACCGACTCAAAATAAAGATTTTGAAAACTGGGTTAAGGATAATGATTGGTACGACAATTCCGAATTCTTACGCGTTGAGGCAGACAGTATCGGCGAGCAGTATTTTAATCAAGGGCTTCGTGGTGCGGCGTTATTTACCACCATCGAGAAACACATTAAACGAAAGTACCCGAATGATTTTGAAAATGAAAATCGATCTCGCCCTGCGGCAGTCGAAGGAGGATCGCATATTAACAATCAACCTAATGACAAACCAAACGGTAACGCAACATTTAAAGATTTAACTCGCGAAGAACAAAAAATATTTAACGAGTTTAAAGCTGATGGTATTTTTAAAAGTGACGACATGATCCAAAAATATTATAACGATGTAATTGAGGTGCGCTAATGGCTACTAAGTGGACGGAAGAACAGCGCAAAGCTGCAAGTGATCGAATGAAAGAGATTAACGTGCGAAAGAAAAGTGCAAAAGTGAATGGAAATATGCGTATCCCTATAGGGGGACAACGTAATTTAACCGGGGTTAGTGATACACCGGATGATTGTATCGATAGATGGGTGAACGAAAAACCCGGTCGAATAGATAGATTTAAACGTGCGGGTTACGAAACTGTGACAGCCGCAAAAGTTGGGGATTCCGGTGTAGATAGCACCCATTCAGAGGCGGGAGCCGTCTCGCGAGATATGGGGCAAGGCGTTACAGCTTATTTAATGCGACAGCAAAAAAAATATTATACAGAAGATCTAAAAGCCAAGCATAAAGCGGTTGATGCGACAGAAGATACAATTTTCCGGGACGTTGATAATAAATTAAACAATGGCTTTTATGGTGGTGTCACCATAGATAGACGTTAACTTTAAGGAACTCATTATGGCTAATCCAGATCGCCCACGCGGTTTCACTCCGATACATATGTTATCGGGTGCTGCTTGGTGTGGCAATACGCGTTCCGTTGGTATTACTAATGGAACAGACATTTTTATCGGTGATGCACTATCACTAACTTCTAATCTTGCGGCTGTTATGACCACCGCCGATGCCACTATGTTAGGCGTGGCGGTTGGCTTTGGTAAAAAAGATGCTGCAAGCGGTCAGTACGCTAGTGCTTATAACCCGGACAACCTCACTACTTTATTTTATGACGATAGCGCATCAACGAATACCGACTGGCGCGTTTGGTATGTGCCGTTTGACGATATGATTTTCGAAGTTCAATCCGATTCTGATATTGATAAAGCGGTAGGTGACATTGTTGATCTTGTCGTTACCACTGGCGGTAGCACTGCATCGGGTCGTTCAGGTCAAGAAATTGGGGCAGGTACAACAGATTTTCGTATTGTTGAAATACCCGCATATCAAGATAACGACAGCACAATTGCCAATACGCGATATTGGGTAACTGCGCTGAAATCTAAATCAGTTTGGGATTAAGGGGATAATTTATGCCTATTACTAGTGGCAATTTTGCCAAATTTTTGTGGCCGGGTCTTAATGGTATTTACGGCGACAGATACAAAGAGTACGCCAAAGAATACGAGCTGATATACGAGAAAAGAAATTCAACTCGCGCCTATGAAGAAGATGTTGGCATCACTGGCTTTGGCACTGCGGCGGTTAAAACAGAAGGAAATCCGATCGGATATGACACCGAGCAACAAGGATTTTTAACCCGTTATAACCATGTGGTTTATGGTCTTGGTTTTATCATCACAGAAGAAATGAACGATGATGATCAGTATCGGCGTATTGGCGCAAGGCGCACCGAAGGCTTGGCCTATTCGATGAGAGTAACCAAAGAAATCGTGGCGGCAAATGTGTTAAATCGCGCATTTAATACCGCGTATACCGGAGGTGATAGCTCGACTCTGGTTGCCTCGGCAAGTGGTGGCGGCTCGACAAGCCATCCTAACGTATCGGGTGGTTCGTGGACAAATGGACCTACTACGGCGGGTGATTTATCAGAAAGTGTGTTAGAGCAGGCCGTTATCGATATTGGTAATTTCTTAGATGATCGCGGCAAACAAATGAAGGTCTTACCCAAACGGTTAATTGTTAAAAACGATCTGCAATTTGAAGCAGAGCGTATTTTACGATCAACCCTGCGAGTTGCAACGGCTGATAATGATATGAATGCCATGAAGTCGATGGGATCTATCCCTGAAATTGTC